CAACTGTGAGTGATAGATTGTTCTGCACCGCTGACTGCCTCAAGGTCATCTATAAGACCACTAAGAGTGCCAACGTCAGTTTGGTTTTGTAGACCGCTAGCAGTATTATTACCAATATTTGTAGTGTTCGTTGCTACCAAGCCACTAAGATTTGTTATATCAGTGTCATTTGATTCCACTAGTCCACTGAGGTTTTCTATATCGGTTTCGTTGGCTGTGACGCGAACATCTAAAGCAACACCACTAGTAGTATTAGCACCAATCCATGATCTATTTTGGTTCGCGTAAGTTGCATCAGCCTTGGCTTGTAGAGCCATACTAAGGTCTGTCTGATTGCTCAGAGTACCGTCGATACCACCCCATGTAGCCTTGCCGTCTACAATCTGAACATAAGCACTTCCACCCCAACGATAAGAGAAGTTTGTGCTAGTGTCAAGATAAATCTTACCTGTTGCTCCAGTAGCAGGGAAATTACCTGTTCCAGCATATTCTAGTACATCGTCTACATAAGAAGGAAGATTAGCGGCAGGAACTTCACCACTTAAAATATTAGCATTTATGCTAGTAAGCCAACTTGGATTCTCATAGGTGTTAGTTGTTCTTACTACGGTATCATCTACTGCTACATTGTCGCTTGAAATTTGTATACCGTCACCAGCACGAACGTCAAATTCTGTGCCGTTAAGTTCTAGACCAGAACCCGCAGTATATGTTGTATTGTTATCAGAAGCATCAGCAACGCCTATTCCTGTTACATGACCAAACTCATCAAAGAGCAAGTCTTGTACAAATGTTTGTCCAGTGTTGTCCGAACTGCTTGCTGCGTCTACAGCAGGATGAGCATTGATATAACCAGAGTCATTAACAAAAATACTGAGTGGGTCTCCACTACTAGCAAAACCACTAATACTTCCACTCAGATTGCTAATCTCTACATAACTAGAAAGATCGCCACTTGTTGCTAGTCCATCAAGATGGGCAGTCAGATTTGTGCCATCATTTCTAAGCAAGGTTACTACTCTAGTAGTATCACTGTAGGTTACACCAGTAACAAACGTATTGCTGTCAGCACTAGCAGATACAAAGGACAGAACTCCGTTGCCATCTGTTTCTAAATATTGATTTGCTGTACCATCACTAGTAGGGAAAGTAATATTGTCATTCCCAAACCGTAGGGTTACAAATGACCCAGTGGCGGCTGTGACTGAATCAATGTCGAGATTTTCTGGAACACCAGTTATATATCCTGAATCATTGACTAATTCACTTACATTGTCTCCGTTTACTAAAAAGCCTGAACTGCTAAGATCGAAGCCTGTTAAAAATCCAGAAGCAGCAATACCTGTTTGAGTCGTGTATCCAGCATCATTTGTCAGTACGCTTACATTGTCGCCAGAGACTAAGAATCCTGAGCCACTAAGATCAAAACCGCTGATAAGACCTAGATCATTGTTTAGGTCGCTGATATTGTCTCCTGAACGTACAACTGTTGGATCAACAGAAAATGTTATACCTCCCAAAGTTCCTGTCGTCAAGGTCATTCCATCGCCCTGTGTGAACAGTTCGCTGATATCAGTAGTTCCCAATCCTGTTACATGGCCGTTGCCGTCAACAATTACATCTTGGATAACTACACTTCCACTATTATTAGAAGAAGAGGCAGCGGGGATAACGGGATGTCCAGTATACATAACATTAATACTAAGATCAGAACCATTTTCTTCAAGAACAACCCCTGTGCCAGCAGTTAGACTTGTTCCTAAATCACCTGTTCTTAATACCGTGTTGTCAACATTTAAAGTGTATCCACTTTTTGACAAACCCGAACCAGCAACTAAGTTACCGGTTGTTAACACAGAGTCGTCTATATTAATAACATTGCTGCCATCTACATAGATGCCTGTGCCAGCAGTATAGCTCCCGCCGCCTCCAGTATAATTAATAGTGAGTACATCAGTCCCACTATCATAAGCTAGACCAATACCAGTTCCAGCAGCAAGAGAAGTACTAAGGTCTCCTGTCTGCATAACAGAACTGTCAATATTAAATTCTGTATCTACCAGAACTAAACCTGTTCCAGCAGTATATGTGGTTCCACCTCCTCCTTGGCTACCTGCACAGATATTAACTGTGGCTATACGATAGTCTAAGATACTTCCAGAAGGAGAAATACCACTAAGAGTAACTGTGCTGCCGTTGGTAGCAGTGAAGTCTAAACTATTAACAAGTTTGACACCATTCTGGTACAGTTCCAGAGTTCCTGCTGTGTATCCTGTGGCAGTAACGAAAGAAGTTTGTCCGGTGCTTACTACATAATTACTGTATGTAGCAGAGCCTATAGAGACAAGGTCGTCCCATACAGTAACTCCATCACCTATTTTAAAAAGATTATCATCTACGGAGAACCCCGGTTCACCACTCTTAAGTACTGGATTTTCTGTTGACCATTCTGTAGAGCTTCCCTTACGGAATTGTATTAAGTTGTTTGCTGGCATAATTATCCTATCACTTGATAAAAGGGTGTGTATCAACCCATACGTTATTATAAGAAGTCCAATAAAGTTGTCAATCTAAAAAAAGTCCTAGACCTTAATTTTTTAGAAAAAGGCCTAGGATATATTCAAAACTTTAATTACTATGGTGACCCACCGTCTATAACAGCGTAAGATATGACTACTGGGGCAGCAGCACTTACACCACTAATGGTAGCCACATTAACAAGGCCATTAACTGTGATGGTCTGAGCACTGAAGGCACGATTAGCGTCTCTGTAGACAATGGTACTAGCAGTATTAGCTGCTGTAGCATTTGAAGTAACCGTGTAGTCTGTGCCATCATCAGCAGCAGGAGTAGTACAACTCAAGCCGTTTCCTGCAACCGCTAGAGTTTGAGCATACTGACCTTCAGTGTCGTCTCCAAGAACAATACTATTGTTTTCAATAGTGGTTGTAATTGTAAGAGCAACATCTCCAGTGAGTGCTGTGATATCTGCATTTGCAGTACCAGTGACATCTCCAGCAAGCGTTACGCTAACATTTGGATTTGGAGCATTGAGAATCTTATCGAAATCAATGTTCGCGTCCAATTCGCCAATCGCACCAGCAGCGACTTCATTGGTGAAAGTAGCGTCTGGGATATAAGTAAACTTGTTAGTACTATTGTCCCATCCGAAGAAAACGAAACTACCAGTTGGTGAAGTGGAAGCCTGATAATATCGACCAGCAACACCACGGTCTTTACCGTCATTGCTTGTAATTTCACCAGTTCCACCCAAAAGGATAATTGGGTCTTCCAGAACCTTAACTTCAGAGTTAATAGTTGTGGTGTCACCGTTAACCGTAAGGTCTCCGTTGATTGTTACGCTGCCAGTTGTGACAACAAAACCACCAACATCAATATTACCATCAACATTAATATGCTCGCTGACTTCAAGAGTCTTAGCATAAACCGTATCCCATTCTAGTGCTGATGTACCCAAGTCATTAGATTGAGTCACACTAGGAACAATACTGCTGTCTACTCTACTTGTGAATGTTACAGTATCACTAGCATTGTCACCGAGGTCAACATCACCATTAAAGGTTGCTGTACCGGCTGCTGTCAATGTAGTAGTCTGAACATCACTTGCTGTAGCAGTACTAGAAGCAGTAACATTGGTTGAGTTAAGAGTATTTGTACTCGTAACAAAGTTTAGTTGACTATCAGTAAGTACTGGCTTGTTGCCATCACTAGTGCCTTCAACACCAGCAAGATACAAGGTAGAAGTACTACCATCGTTATCTACTGTTACGTTGGTTGCAACATTAGCTGTTCCACTAAGGCTACCAACAAATCTGTCTGTGGCAGTGATTACAGGAGCCTCAATAGTTGTTGTAGAAACAACGCCTGTAACATTAACTCCACCTACAAGAGTAGTAACTCCAGTGACGCGAAGGTCATTGCCTACTGACAAATCATTTACATTTCCGATATTACGACTTGCATCAGCAACAACTGCTTTATTAGCAAGTACGCGACCCGGAATTGAACCAGCAAGGTAGTTTACTTCTGTTGCTGTAGCAGTAACGTCAAGAACACCTGTCAGTGCTGTACCTGAGAATGAGATAGTAACACTGTCTTGCAGGTCAACATAGTTCATATCTATGCCGTAACCATTACGCAAGAAGCCAGCACCACCAGCATCTGTACCAACAACATCACGAACGGCTTCTTCAAAGCCTACGATATTACCAGTTCCAATTTCTGGGTCTTCAAGAGAAACATAGTATTGGTTCTCTTCTCCACTGAAAACAACTACAACACCGTCTGCACCAGTAAAACTTGGAAGAATACCGCTAACGGCATCATCCCAATCATTTACTTGTGAATGCTCAATCCCTGTGACGGCTATACGAACCTCGTCGTTTGGAAAGTCAACTCCAATACCACTTACTCCATAATGAAATTCATCATCAGGAGAATTACTGGCATAAGAAAGTCCATTCCAAGCTGTTAGTCCATCACCAATCTTAACACGATTAGTGTCGATTTCGTAGCCAAGTTCACCCTGTGCTAAAACAGGATTGACACCTGACCACTTGCTCTGGCCTGCGGGTACTGATCCAGCATAAACATCTGAGTATCCACGGCGAATTTGAATTTTTGTATCTACTGGCATTTGGCTATCTCCTTGTGTAAAATAATATTACGGCGAACCGCCGTCTAATTCATAGTTAAAGTTAAGTAAGTAGTCATCTAAATTGTCTATTCTTGAGACATCCAAATTACCAGATATCTTAGACATAGGTATATTATCCGGTAAGTCTCCAATCGTAATAGGTATATTCAAACAGGGTTCAACGACCTGAACTTGTACATATGGCAGGTTGTCAATATTACAACTTTCTACTGTCATATAATTTTTGTTACTCATTCTGGCACTCCAAGTTTTCTAAAGTTGTACTTTCTCGTTTCACAATAGTTGCTTTACCATACAAAAGTCTGTATGTGTAATAATTTTCTGAAGTAGCTGTAGAATAAATTACATCAGGAGACTGCAATTCTAAATCATACTTAGCGTATGAAAATTCAAAACTATTAGTCGTTGATGCAGGAAGGGTCAAAATCATTCCTCCGTGTACTTCATCCAATTCAAATTTATATACACTATAATCAGTGTTTTCAGTGAAAAAAGATTGCTCGATACCGTAATTGGTCCTCCATGTTAATCTAGCACAGTAACCAGTTAAATCTATCGGGTCTCCGTTTTCATCTCTATAGTAGAACTTGATCTTAAATGTAGACCCTTGCTCTATTTTAAAGTTATATTCGCTTGCTGACATAGGTATTACCTCTGAATGTTAGGATAATTGTATATACACCAGTAAAGATAATAAAAAAAGCCGTCCCAAATGCTTTCAGGACGGCCTCTTCATTAATTTACAACATTAGAGAAACCTTACATAGAGCCTAGCACAACCCTACGATTATCAAGAACAGCAAAGCCTTGCTCTGCCCATCCGTAGAAGCCTGCTCTCTTCTGACGATGAAGAACATCATCTTCGAAGATTTGAACCTCTTGACGAATTGGCATGATGAAGGAATCACGCTTGCGAAGATCAAGACCTACGCAAATTTCTACGTCACCTGCTGGCATTGTGCCATTAAGGACGTTCTCGTAGAACAACTGATATTCCTGACCGACACCGAGTTCATCGAGATCATGGAGGTTAACCCCAAAGACACGATTGACAACAGCAGCGGTATCAGAAGCAACATAGATTTCACGACGAGTGAGTTCATCAACCTGATCAACTCCCCAGTTGCGAATGTCTTCCATAGCTTCTGGTGAAACATAAAGGTCGGTCAACTGACCACGATTATTACTAGCACTATTCCCGCCACCATTACGACGCATGACAGTCTTCATGAGACTGACAAGACGCTTAGTAAATTGACCTTGAGCAGCATCACTGTCATAAACAACGATGTTACGATCAACGCCAGCAGCAAGAATGGTATGCCAACCATCATCATTCATCTTCTTGACAAAAGAAGCTTCAAGAACTTCCATTGCACGACCTACTACGTCCCAACGAGCATCACGGGCATACTTTAAGAGATAGTCGATGCTTGCACCGATATCAAAAGTAGGAACCATGACGTAATCGCCTTCAACGTGACGTTCTGGAATATATCCATGATTAGGAATGGTATAAGCAACGAAATCTTTTTCAGTTCCCGGTGCAAGAAAATCAAGTGGAAATTCTGGAGTAGCACTCTGGGCCAAACGAATTGGCTCAAAAATACCATTAAGAATATTGCCACTAAGGACACCTTGACGGAGAGGTTGCTCAAGAGCCTTTGCAAATTCTGCACTTGCGGCTACTGAAACCTCTTTCTTAGCTGAACCAGAACGGATCAAAAGATCAGTCAATTCTGGAGTCGGCTCGAAAATTTTAGTTTGAACATCTGACATAATTATTTTCTCCCTATTGAAATTAGTTTAGTGAACGGTAACGGATAATTTAGCAAAACCATCTTCATCAACAGCACTGAGCCATTGACCGATGTGTTGACCACCTGCGGTGGTTGAGATTAGGCCGGAAACTCCGACATAAGCCTTGTCACCTGCTGATGGAGTTCCATCAACCATATTAGTGGTACATTGACCGCGACGAAGGAGAGTGACTTTGCCACCTACCTGCATCTCATCCTTATGCCAGTTGATATGACATTTGGTGAGGTCTTTATTAACAACATCACAAAGAAGTACGCCAAGTGCAGCACTACCGCTTGCAGCGTCAGCATATTCAACTACGGCGTTAGCGTCATCCATTGATACGCCTGAACCGCTTGAGGAAACTGAGACAACGCCACCACGTTCGGCAACGGTGTTCATGAAAAATGAGATATCTGTGTAAATCTCGATACGATCTGGTTTTAAAGCCATTTTAATTCTCCCTATTGGTAAAAAAGTTATTTGTTAAGCCTTGCACTTACGAACTCTACTAATTCAGCACGAACGCTGGACTGTTCATCTTCTTCGGAAGTAGAGCCGACTGTGAGATCAGGTGTCTCTTCTGCTACTGCCTCTTCTAAAGAATCAATATCGGCTTCAGTCGCTTGTGCTTCTTCGGCCTCTTCACTTGCTTCTGATGCTTTATTTTTATCTTCTTTTTTCTTCTTATCTTCTAAAGCCTCTTTAAGAGCCGGTGGCATTCCTGCCTCCGCATCCTCTTCAGCTTTTTTAGATGACACACCAGCTAGTAAAGCAGTCATGTCTGCAAAAGACTCATCATCAAGATCAGCAAATTTTTCAACTGTCGCTGATGCTTGTTCTTCATCAACGCCTGCTTCTACGAGAGCAGAAACACGGGCGGCTACAAGTACAAGACGGGCAGCTTCAGCCTTCTCTGCTTCAAAAGCAGCAATTTTTTCATGTGCAGAAACAAGTTCAGCTTCAAGTTCATCAGATTTGGCCTTTTTCTCGGCTTCCATCTTTTCTTTTTCAGCTAAATTCTTTTGTACTCCTGCAAGGGTTTCTTCAAGCTCTGCAAAAGCAGCCTTGAGAGCCTCAAGTTCCTCGGAAGATTTTACATAATCTTTCTTGGCTTCTTCCTTTTCTTTCTTCATTTTAAGATTTTCATCTTTGACCATTTCGGCCTCTGCTTGTAATTCGCTCATTTTACCCTCTAATTCTAGGTTAAGTGTTTTTAGTTCCGCTGCGGAAGCCTTAGCGTCCTCTACTGTTGAAGCAACAGTTGAAAGACTATCTTTGATCTCTGCAACATCTTGTTGTAAATTATCTGTGCTCATGGTTAGTTTCTCCGTAGAAGTTAACGTACTTGGTATTACACCTGATTCTGATAAATCGTCATTTTTTTGATCAAAAATTTTGTCAATATTTTCTTTTGTGAAAATTATACTCTCAGGATTCGCTGGTTTGTCAACAAAGCCTTTTCCACTAAAAGTAATATTTCTCAAAACTCGGCCAATTTTATAGTTCTCATGTTCTCCTGTACCGCCATAAGCACGAAGATGTCTAGTCAAATACGCGGTGTCTTCACCACGGGCCAATACCTTATAATCCCCGGTACTTTTATCAATTAGTCCGTAATCAAAGGCTTTAAAGTAGCACTCCATACTCACATATTTTGTACCATCTTCAATTTCTGCAATTAGTTTCTGTGAACGCTCCATTAAATCTGGGTCAGTAAATGCACGATAAATAACCGATCCAGTAAGTATGTGGAATTTTTGAGGCACTTCATCATCAGATAGAGTATCTGGTAAAGTCTTGCCGTTGTCATCAATAGGCCAGTTTGATGTGATATGGCCGATTATAATGCTTTCGTCGTGTTCTAAATTTGTTGGTTTGTCTTCTGGGCTTTTACGTGCTTTCCAGACTTCTACCGCATCAAAAATATCATCATTTCGATTCCAGTTTGATGTAACCATAATAGACTGCACATAGTACAAATCTGCATCATCATAGGAAGCAGCAGCCTTTTGGCTCTTTAATTCCTGTGCAAGCGTTTTCTGACAGGGTTCTGCTGCGGAAGCGATAGTTATAAATTGGCTTGCCAAAATCTTTTCTGCTAAACCGTCATTTATTTCATTTTTGTATATTTCCATTTATTCACCTTTTAGTACTGCGTAGTAAGAAGCCTTCGCTTGTTTTTGTTCGTCTACATTTAACTCTTTACCAAGGTCTAAAGCCATCTGTCTTAACCATACACTATAATTGGTCATAATCTCATTATTTGTTGATTGGCCTACTTTGGCGACCACGCAGTCGTGGTCTATTGTACAGAATGGTTCCAAGTTGAAAAGTATCCGGGTTTTTACGTCTTCTACTTCACGGGTCTGTTCGCTTGATAGCGAACGTAGTGTATTCTTGGAATAGTATTCCAACATAATAGGGTTTACGATTTTACTTATTTTTTCTTGTGCTTCTGAGGCCCATAAAGATAAACTCGCTCCTTGTCTCGGTTTGAATGTTTTTTGTTTCCTTACAGGAACAGTATCGGGAGAGTTCTTTGGTCTTCCGGGTTCGCTGTCTGGCAAAGATGTAGGAACATCTTCTGCCTTCTTCGAAGATGGGCTTTCCTTCATTTCGGTGACTGTCTTTTCTCCTTCTTTCTTTGGCTTCAGTTCCAAACCTACTTCACTAGGAGTAACAAGGCCTTGCTGCAATGCAATTTTCTTCAAAGCCTCCTCGCTTTGAGGATTATAAAATGGACCTGCTTTATCTGCCATCTTACCTTTCTCTCTAGCTTGAGTTTCTTTATCTATTCTAAACTTCTCCATGTCTGGGTCCATATCGAATCGAGTTTGCAATAGTTCTTCGGATATCAAGTTTCTATCAGCAAGTTGCACCAATAGAGCCTTTTCACTTTCTTCATTTGACAAATCCATTCTGTCGTATTCTAAGTGTGCAGGTTCTTTAAAACCCATCGCTTGTTGAACGATTGTCATTTCTTTATTCCAGAACTCAGTGAGTACATCACGACCGTACTCTAAACGCTGTGTTAAAGTTTTTAAACTAATAAAGTTATTAGTCGTTCCTGCTGCACCATAAGTTCCAGTAAGAGTTGGAGGAATACCAAGTCCAGCATAGATAGCATTAAGATGAGGAACGTATTTACCTTCACCTAAAAACTGATGCACATTAGTTTTACTTTCAATAAGTTCAATGTCTGGTCCCCATACCAAATCCATTGTACCACCACCGACATTATTGCCGAGGATAGAAGCCAACTTAGATGCGGCGGCTTTCGTTGGAGCAATTTTGTGTTCTAAGTTACCAATTTTAAATATACGAATATTACTAATAGCCCCGTCAAGAGCCGCCATATCTGCCAACTTTAACTTTTCCATTACCATAATATCATCCATCACGGCATAAACCATAGGGTAAGCCCATGCCTGCCAATCATCTTTTTTATAATAGTGTACAATAGTCTTTGCTGGGTCCAGTGGATACTTTTTTCTAGTTTTTGCCGCTTCTACAATATCTGGAGGTAAACCTTCTACGATTGCTTTTTCTATTTCTGTTTTTGGAGCAAGAATTACTTTACGTAAATAAGAAGGTAGATTAATTTCATATACTTTCTTCTGAGTGAAAGAAGCTAAAGCACCTCCAGCTATGTCTACATAGAAAGGATCAATAAAAGTATAAACCCAAGGTACTTCTCTTTTGTTAATTTTTAAATCAATAGGATCGCTTACTTTGTAATTAGCATCAGATACAGCCTTGTACATTTTCTTAGCACCACCGGGAGTCAATTTAGCTGTTTGTCTAGTTATCACAACATTGCCGGTTTTATAAAGATTGTTTAAAAATCTTTCACTTCTATCTTTGCCCTTTACTTTTTTAAACCAGTTTCTATAAAACATTTGAGTCTTTGGGTCTTTGTGTACAATTCTAATTCCTTGACTAGCAAAGTCTCCCATCAAATCAATTACGTTTTTTACTAAACCAACTTTTTGATAAACTTGCTCTGCTCTTTTAATGATAGGTTTGATCTGTACTGGTATTGCTTCATTTGGACGAAACCAATCGTATGCGGACTTAGTTAAACCCGGACGACCGTCTGTGCCATTTGGAGTAAGGTCACGAAAATCATTACTTCGATTTCCTATAGGAGCACCATAATGACCATATGCATGTTCGATAATGCCATATTCATCTAATGCCTTGGACGATTCCTTAAGTGCATCATTTTTACTTCCTAGGTCATCTCCCCAAGTTACATAGGCATCTTCTGGAACTATATTAGCGTCTTGAATAGCTTGATTTGGTGATTTCTTTTTACTCATATTTCATTTCTATTGTAATGGTAATGTAATCCTATTGTCTAAATACACAACTATCGGTAAATCCCTCCATAAAAATCTTCATTTCCTCCACCCTTTGTAAACCACTCTGGACCTACATACATATTACCATCTCTCTTTTTATGAATATCACTAGCATTTCCCCCAATAACGTCATAACTAACAGGTGCTAACTGTCGATTAATCTGCCTAGCTAGCATATTTGCCATAACCAGTGAACTATATCTATCTTTCCTTAAACGTCCTTTTTTACCATTGTTTAGTTTCACTTCTGGAGTGTCCCATCTGTCTCTAGCTCCTGAACTGGTGCTTGTCTGCGACATAACTATAGTTGTTAACTCATTTTTTAGTTCTTCTATCTCTAGTATGCACTCTGTTTGATTGTCATATAGATTCTTGGACAGGTCTGTGTTCAAAATATCTTTGCCTTCTGCATCCATAGTTAGCCCTAAAGTTAGTTGATCAAAAGCTGGTAGCAGTAGTAGCTTATCTTCGAAATCCTTTCTTAGGCCATGATTCGCTTGTGCTGTCCAATCTGCTCTAGCGAACTGACACAATTCCAGAATATGTAGACCTGCCTGACTATCTGTATCTTTGCCTTTACGGTTATCATAATCTACAATAGGCCAAATTAATTGTTCTCCCTCTTCTAATTTTGCGGGATCGTGCAATGCTTCCTCAATAGCTACTCCACCTCCTTGTGCATCTAATCCTATTCTATGGCATGGGAAGACCTTCATGAGATTTCGTATCTTTCGAGCACAAAAGCCATAAAAATCATGTTCGTCTACAAGACCACTCTTTTGTCGATCTTTAAAATTAGTTCGGTTAGTAGTCCATACATGGACAATTCTTGTGTGATCTGGGTGTAGTTCCAGTACGACTATACAGAAATTATCTTTTTCTGAAGCGGGGTCAATACCATAAATGTATTGCAAGTCAGGATTGCCTTGTGTTGCTGCTTCAAATACAATCGGCTTTTCATTGACAACTACTGGCTTGTCCGGGTTTGACACACAGCTTTCAATAAGACTACGCTTGAAAAACCCATCACTGTCATCGGTAAAACACGCCGCATATTCCATGTTATAGATTCCAGTATGAATCGTTGCTCTGGCTCTGGCGATCTGTTTGTCGTCCATAAAACCCTTCGGGATGAGGTCATACGGGATTCTAATGACACTATAATCCTTCCAATTAAAGTTGTCTGGAACCTCGCCTTTGAATATTTCCTCTAGTTTAAACTTGCTTCCTTGGCTCTGTACAATAGCTTTATATCGTTTCCAGTACGAGGCAAAGTGCTTGAAGCCGTAATCTGCTGTTCCACTAATGATAGCTTGATTACCCATCTTGACATTCATCTCATCCATTGCAGGTGTCCAAATTCCTGCTTCTTTCATAGCTTCTTTCTTAGCTTCGTCTTTTACGTTCTGAATTGGAGAAGCACTTACCGCAGCAAAACCGGCGACAACTGTTTCGTATACATCGGGACTCATTGATGCGAACTCGTCTGCGATGATAATGTGGGCTCTCAAACCTCGAATCTTACTTCCATCACCCATAGGAATCGCAATAGTCCATGATTCGCCCAATCGAATCGTGCATCTGTCAACATCTCGACGCGGACCATCATTATTTCCACTGAAGATGTTTCTTAAGATGGGACTTGTTCTCCATATTCCTTCCATATACTCAAACAGAATCTTACTCTGACGAAAACCAGCACCAACGACCACAATCTTGGTTCCCGGTACAAAGGTACACTTGAGAATACAGTAAAGACTCATCAAGAAACTTTTACCGAAACCACGACTTGCTATAAACATAGGAAACGGTCTGACCCAGAACTCTTGTAGGATTGCGATCTGGATCGGATGAAGTTCGATTCCAAACAACAGTTTAACGGTCATTCCCAGATTCCTTGGATTTCGTATCATGCGAAGCAGGTGCAAATCCGGGTGTTCAATGTCATATTCGCTCCGATTAACCATCTGGTTATCAGGCGTTTCTATCTTGCTAAGATTGCCTAGCCCAAGCCAAGCGTCATCATACTGACTAAGATCAATATCAGGGCTGTCCGTGGAGTTCATATATTTTCCTCATAAGACCTAGTGCTAGTTTATTGGCATTCTCTGCGTCTTCGCAGAATAATACGTGTATTCCATACTTCATCTGCATTTCTAAGATGTGCTTCATTATAAAGCCGCTCTTGACCCTCAGTTTGCCCCATAGCTTTCTGGGTACGTCACTACCCTCTGGATAGCTATAAACGTCTGAGAGGCTAAATTCGCAAAGCAGGAAGGGATACTGATAGCTTTCCAGCCTCTTTATAACATCCTTCCATCGTTTCTCCACGATATTGTTTGCTACTTCACTAACGCTCATCTTTCTTTCTATGCAAAACAACTCTTCTAGGCCACGCAGACTATAGTCTCCTGTGTCTAGCTTTCCTACGCTCTGGCTAAGTGTACCAAAGTGCCACGGTTGTTGTTCTCTTGTATCTACTATAATATGAAAATTACTGTAATCTATCATTTGCAAGTATCCTTAAAAATGCGGCTGCATAGCCATCTTCGTTGCCTGTGATCATTT